GCATATCGTTGGACTAACAATGTTATGGGTTCTTGGAGTAGAACTGATTTAGAAGACAACGGTGATTACAATCCTGCCGTTACTAGGGTTGCACCATTGCATGAAGATGGAATGGGTTTAAGGTCAACTTCAATGGGTGACCAAATGTTAGTTGGTAACAAAAAATATGTTGTTGCTATGATGGGATTTGAAACATTAGAAGGAGAGAAAATATAATGTCAAATTTGGTGAAAGTGAATGACCAACTTATGGGTCTAACAATATCTGAACTTACTCAAGTGCAGAGTATGATACAAGACATTAAAACTATGAAAGCAAAATCTGCAATTATAGTTGGTGGAAATGTTTTTGTTGTTCAGAAAACAAAAAAGACGCCTGGGATTGTTGAGAAAATCAATCAAACCAGAGCAATCGTTAATATGAAAGGTAGAAGTTACAACGTACCTTTCTCAATGTTGGAGGCTGCTTAATGACTGTAAAAGCGAAAGGTAGACCATCTACTACCATTATAGACTTAGATGGTTCTCAAGGGAACGCTTTTGTTCTCTTGGGTCATGCAAGTGCTACTATGAAAAAAAGTGGTATGGATAAAGAGACACAAGATAGAATCGTTAATGAGATGAAATCTGGTGACTATATAAACTTACTGAGAACTTTTGAAAAGTATTTCGGTAGTGTATATACACTTCAAACTTCTAATCCAGAATATCTGGATGCATTTATGGTAGAGAAAAGTGCTTAAGGAACTATTAACTACATTTGTTATATCTGCATCGGCTTCTGGTGTAGATGTAACTCCACAAGGTGCAACATCATATCTAGATAAACAAGCAACTTGTCTTGCAAAGAATATGTACTACGAAGCTCGTAGTCAAGGACTTGCTGGACAACTTGCAGTTAGTTTAGTCGTACTGAATCGTGTGAAAGACGATAGGTATCCTAATACAATCTGTGAGGTTGTACATCAGGGGCCTGTCAGGGAATCATGGAAAACTAAAGGTAAGGATGTTCCAGAATATGAACGAACATACCATCCAATAAGAAACCGTTGCCAGTTCAGCTGGTACTGTGACGGTAAAAGTGATGAACCGAAAGAACCAACAACTTATGGTGTATTGTATGACATGGCACTTGATTTAGTTTATGGTGACATAACTGTTGTTGATATAACTGAAGGTGCAACACATTACCATGCAGATTATGTATTTCCTGCTTGGAGAAAAACCAAGACAAGGACTATTGAAATTGAAGACCATATATTTTATAGGTGGGAAAAATGATGTTAAGAGGTTATGCGAAAAAATATGAAATCCACAATGGAGTTGGATATACATATCAATTTGAAAATGGATACGGTGCATCTGTGGTAAAACATGATTCATCTTATGGTGGGAAACAAGGCCTGTATGAGATTGCAGTACTTGACTCCACTGGAGATTTATGTTATAGTACTCCTATTACTGATGATGTAATCGGTTTTGCAACCGAAGACAAAGTATTGGATACACTACAAAGGATTAAATTGTTATGAATTTCTTTTATCTAGATGAAGACCCATTCAAGTCAATTGAGTATCATTGTGACAAACACATTGTCAAGATGCCTACAGAGTACAAACAGATGTTGTGTACTGCACATAGAGTTCTTGACGGTGAGATGTATTATGGTAGGACTAAGAGTGGTGCAAAGATTAAACGGTGGAAACACCCAGACCGAAAGATGAATACTCATTTATATCTTGCTGGTCATGTCAATCACCCAACTAATATATGGGTGCGAATGTGTCGTGAGAACTATATGTTAATGTTTACTTACTATAAGTTGATTTGTGACGAATATACATATAGGTATGGGAAAGAACATGGTGCAAAGGATTATTGGTGGATGTTACGAGAACCACCAAAGAATATGCCGTCTAGTGTAATGGGTCATACGCCTGTACCACAAGCTATGAAACAATTCCCAGAATGTATGGTAAAAGATGATACTGTACAAGCGTATCGTAATTTTTATACTGTTGCAAAGAAAAGTTTTGCGACTTGGAAAGAAAGAGGTAAACCGTCATGGTACGAGAACATGACCCAGAACCCCAACGCTACTATGATTGGATGCTCTGGAAACTGAGGCAAGAAGACATGAGTGAACAAGATGACCCAATGGATGATATAACTACAATAGGTAAATTGAGTGGTTGGATTGAAAAACCACACCTATCAAAAGAAGAGTTACTCATGCGAGATATTGCAGAAATGCAATCCCAAAACCATAAACTTATGTTGAGAGTAAAGGAGTTGGGGGAAGAGATAAATAAACTAAAAGAGAAATTAGATGCCAACTTATAATTTTAAAAACAATGAAACTGGTGAAGAATTTGAAGAGTTTTTTACTATGTCTGGTCGAGAAGAATATCTAAAAGAAAATCCTCACATTCATCAAATGCCTTCAATGTTTGCAATGTCAGGCGGAACTGGTGATAGAATTAAGAATGATGATGGTTGGAAAGAACAAATGTCTAGGATTGCAGAGGCAAACCCAGGCAGCCCAGTTGCAGATAGATATGGTAAAGAATCTACCAAGAGTGCAAAAACCAGACAAGTTTTAAAGAAACATGGAGTGATTGATTGATGCCAAAAAAACAAGATGTTAAGATTGATGATTTAGTAACAATTAAACCGATTACTGATAATCAAAAAGTTGCCTTTGAGGCATTTAAAAAAGATAATAAAGAATTATTTCTTCACGGAGCCGCTGGAACTGGAAAAACTTTTATTTCTTTGTACCTTGCACTTGAGAAAGTATTAGACCCAAGTACACCATATCATTGTGCGTATATAATTCGCAGTGCAGTACCTACAAGAGAAATAGGTTTCTTGCCAGGCGATGAAGAAGACAAAACTGCACTTTATCAGATTCCATATCAGAACATGGTACAGTTTATGTTTGAACAACCTAGTGACCAAGCATTTACAATGTTATACGACAGACTGAAAGCACAAGGTTCAGTTATGTTTTTAACAACATCATATCTGCGTGGTATTACATTAGACAACTCTATCATCATAGTTGATGAATGTCAGAACTTGAACTTCCATGAACTAGATACAATTATGACAAGAGTTGGTCAAGATTCCAGAATTATTTTCTCTGGTGATTTCTTCCAATCTGATTTAGTAAAAAATGCAGATAAAGATGGTATGCCTAGATTTTTAGATATTATTGCAGACATGGAAGAATTTGCATCTGTAGAATTTAATATTGGCGATATTGTTCGGTCTGGTTTGGTACGAAGTTATCTAATCAGTAAGACAAAAAAAGGAGTTGAAGTATAATGGCTAAAATGTTTTCAACCGCTTCAGTTCACGAACCCATTAAGAAGGGAACTTCTATGGGAAAGAAACCTATCACTTCTACCATGAACAAACATAAACGTAGAAGTTTTAAAAAATATAGAGGACAAGGTAAATGATAAACAAAGAATACAATCGTTGTTTAGAGATGATTCTACATCATGAAGGTGGATATGTAAATCATCCCAGCGACCCAGGCGGCGAAACTAACTTAGGCGTGACTAAGAAAGTTTATGATGCATACTGTAAGAAAAACGGTCTAAGACCAAAATCTATGAGAGATTTGGAAGTAACAGATGTCGCACCTATCTACAAAACTGAATATTGGGATAGAGTAAAAGGTGATTCACTTCACCCAGCGCTTGCACTTTGTATTTTCGATTTTGGAGTAAATGCTGGAACTGGACGAGCTGCAAAGTTCATTCAAAAAATTGTCGGTACAACAGTTGATGGTGGTATCGGCCCTAACTCTCTTAAAATGATTGATGCATATGTTGAAAAACATGGTATTGATAAAACAGTTATAATCTATCAAGCCGATAGACAAAAGTATTATGAGAAGTTAAAACACTTTGATACTTTTGGTCGTGGTTGGACTAGAAGAGTTAATGAAACTACAGAAGCTGCATTAAAATTGACTTGACAAGTGTGTTAAGTTGTGGTATTATATTATAATTAAATCGTGAGGATATATTATGTTTACACACAAGCCTGTAGAGGTTACAGAACTCTCTACTAAAACCGTTAATCGCAAGCGTTTCTACGAAACTCCAGAGGGGAAACTTTACCCCTCTATCACTACCGTTTTACAAAGACGTAAGATGGAAGGTCTTATGGAGTGGAGAAAGAAAGTTGGTGATGACGTTGCAAACTATGTTGCAAGAACAGCAGCCGCAAGGGGTACGAAAGTACACCATATGTGCGAAGACTTTCTAAACAATAACTTTGATGAAGAAGTTCATAAGAAGAACTTTCTTCCATACACTTTGTTTGGACAACTTAAACCACACTTACAAGACAAAGTAGATAATATTATGTCTCAAGAATGTGGTTTATACTCTGATAAATATATGGTAGCAGGAAGAGTTGATTGTATCGGTGAATACAACGGTATACCTTCCATCATTGATTTCAAAACTTCTACAAGAGAACGAAATGATGATTGGAACGAATCCTACTACATTCAAGCATCTGCATATGCAGAAATGTTTGAGGAAAGAACTGGAATCGAAATCAATCAGATTGTAATTCTAGTTGTAACAGAAGACGGAATCGTTCAAGAGTTTATCAAGACCAAACAAGACTACTTACCACTACTAGTAGAAGCGATTGATGATTTCACATCACATTGGGAAAAAGAAAATGAGACAGCTGCTTAGTGCATTGGTTTTATCACTTGTTATGGGAACAAGTGTATATGCATCTACAATGAATTACAATTCACAAAAACCAGTGAGTTGTATGACAACTGAAAAAATGAAAATGTTAGTTGGTGGTCAATATGGTGAACTGCCATATATGCAAGGTGATGGAATTGCACCAGCTGTGGATGGTCAACAATTTATCAAAACACAAGTAATTGTTGCAGTAAATTTAGATACTAAGACTTTTAGTATTGTAGAGGTTATTAATGAAAACCTTGCCTGCATTATTGCAAGTGGTAATCAATTTAAATTTAATAAACCACCAGCAGAAACCAAAACTAGTATCTCATGGGAGTAGTAAATGTACGAATATAAATGTAAAATAGTTAGAGTAGTTGATGGCGACACAGTTGATGTTGATATTGACTTAGGATTTGGTGTTTGGTTACAAAAACAACGTATCCGAATGTATGGAATTGATACACCAGAATCTAGAACATCTGATAAGATTGAAAAGGTATATGGAAAAGCTGCAACTGCATTTCTAACTAAATGGACAAATGCTGGTGACCTTACTTTGAAAACATTCAAAGATGGTAAAGGTAAGTATGGACGTATTTTGGGTGAACTTTGGTACGGTGCTGAACATAACATCAACCAACTCTTGGTAGATAATCATCATGCAGTACGTTATCATGGTCAGTCTAAAGAAGATATTGCAGAAGAACATCTGAAGAATAGGGAAAAATTACATTTACATACCGTTAAAAATTCACTTGACTATTAAACAAGTTTATGGTATAAATAGAATCACAATTTGATGATACAAATCGAATGACGGGCAGGACATGGGGGCAGTACCCATCGCCTCCACCATAACTACTCTTAGATGAGATAGTGAATCACTGCGTGAGAGTAGTTATGATGGGGGCGAACTAGGTTCGACTGACGTAGATAGAGGCGAGTAGAATTGTCGGTTGACTGCGTAATAGGTCAAAACTCGTAAATGCAAACGATAACAATGCATATGTAGATTACGCCCAAGCGGCCTAATTGTACTGAGTTTCGGTGGTGTACTTGGAAACAGAAACACCACCACTTAATTATGAGGGTTATTATGTATCGTGTAACTGGATATTTTAAAGACAAGAAAGTTGTAAGGGCTTTTATTGATTTATATGATGCAATAGATTTTAGAGATTCCGTGGATGCACATTATCCACTAAAAGTAACATTTGAAAAGGTGATAGATATGCGAGAATTTATATATGACAGTTGGAATGGTGTTATGAATATGGATAAGAATCCATTGAGACACATTCCAGATACAGCCACTAGACACATGGTATTGCAAGTATTAGCATGGATGTGGTGTATAGTGTTTTCTTTTTATGTTGGTAGTTTCTGGGTATTTGGTATTAGTGCAGTCGCACACATTTTTTTACTTGCTGCAATCGTAATCACAGTCGCAACCTTTGAAACTGCAAGACGTAAACCCACATTCTTTTCTAACTTCCCCACATCAACACCAAGTCGTGCAAGAAACTTTATGTGGTGGAATGGTCAAAAAATTAAATTAGACCCATACGATAAA